GATACTTGTTTACGGCTTCGTGTTCGCCATTTTCTCTGATATATTCTTCTACTTTTGCCAAAGTATTAGGACCAATGCCACCATCAACTTTAGTGCCAATCATTGATTGTAAAAACTTAGCTGCACGAGCAGGTCCTGCATTTACACCAAAATCAAAAACACAAAGGTCTAGACCGCCAGGTAAATCGTCACCTTTTATTCTATCCCAATAACCTTTCTTGTATATTGGTGCAACATCTTCGACTACTAAATCTTTCATGTCTTTAGTACCACCATGTTCTTGATACACTCTTTTTGTAACACCTAGGTTTGTTTCGCCACCTGGGTCTTTAGGGTGATTTACATAACCACCTTCATGGTGTAAGATTGTTTCTAAACACTTATCATAATTACTCTTCATTATTTTCCCCTTGTTATTGCTATAATCTTTTTAACTTGAGCTTCAATTACTTGACCTCTGTTAGGCCAATGTATATATGCTTCTGGTGATTTTGCCAATTTAACTAGTAGAGGTATGATAAGTTTTTCTAATTGAGCGAACTTTTCTTTTTGTTCTTTGCCTAAACTATCCTTTCTCAAATCATATTCATCATCCATTTGTTTTTTAGCAATCTCTAATTCAGTTTGATTCTTTTCATTTACTGCTGATTTAGTAGAACTAATTAAAGATATAACTCTATCTAGTTTAGTATCTAATTTACCTACTATATCGCTAGAGACCGCCTTAGCAGTACTATCTGCTGTTTGTTTTACTACTGTTTCTGTTTGTTTAGATTGTTCTTCTGATGGTTTTTCTTTGACTGAAGTAAAACCCCAATCGCCGTCACCTTCAAATCCGTCTAAAAAGTCAAAGTTTGCCATATGTATTTCCTTTAATTGTAATGCGTAGCTACACACACGTCCGATACATTATCGGAGTGACCACTAAACTTCGTATCCATTGCTGGGGTGTTGTAGTTTCTCGATAGTATCATTTATATTTATCGTACCTAATCTTTAGACTTTCGGTTTCTATGTTTTTCTAACACATTTTTAGTCTGAGTTTCTTTTACACTTCTTTTACCATATCGTTCAGCAAGTGGACTACTAGGGTGTGCTTCTGAAACTTTAGACATTACTTCTTTCCAACCGTTATCAGTTTTACCGTCAATACTGCCAACACTCGATACAATGTTCATCTGAGTCGGTGTCATTAGTTTTATATTCTTATCATCTTTGAGTTTTTCCATATCTGAGATAGACATAAAGTCCTCGTAGATTTTACCTGTTTTTAAGTTTTTTAGTCTATATGTTGGCATTTGTATGTATTTCTCCTAATTTGCCGTCTCATAGCCGCCCGCTAGGCGGCGTTAAGAGGTGTTCGTGTATCATTGTACCCCCTTAATTTGATACTTTTTCGTTAGCATTTCGACTGCAAACTTTAGTTCATCATTCCAAGGGTTGTTTGGTATTTGCATCTCACTTAGAAGCCAAACTAGATAATCTTTTTCCATATCTGACATTAAACGCAACCTGTAGGTTTTGGTAGACCACCATACTTTGCAATCTTCTTCATAGGTCCTGATTGAAAGACTTCATATAATTTACTTGCCTTTCTATCCATACCAAACTCTTTTGCAAAATTACGAACAGCAGGAACTGTTCCTGTTTCGTTATACATTGCTCTTGCTTTATCTATGTAAGATTTAATTTCATTTGTAATAACAAAATTATCTTCATCTGCCATTTCCATCATAACGGATTCTGACCAATCATCTATATTGATAAGAAAACCATCGCCATCTCTATTTAAATCCATAATATACCTCATGTTGTTTTACTTTACTGCCTCACTAAACCAAACTGGTGTTGGTCTAAGAGTCCACTTTGCAAAATAAGCCTTTGCTTCTATATAGTAGTTTTTATATGATTGAATACTATCACCAGGTACTATGCATTGTGGATAATGTGACATAGCAGGTGGCGGTTCTACCCAACCATTATCTTTTAAATTAACTGGTGGGTGTTTTAAAACTTCTTCGAGCAGTTGAATTGTGCTGTGCTGTTTTTTGTAGCGCCAGGTATATTCACTTCCAAGCTCGATGAACAATGAGTACAACCAGTTATAGTGCTGAGAAGAAGAACGAGCCCAAACAGCACTAGGGTGGTGATAATGTACTGCTTTGTAAATCGTTGCTTCTTCGTTAGGATTTTCGAGTCTATATCTTTGTACTCGTCTGCCTGTTTTTGATTTTGCTTCATATTTAATGCCATCTGTCATTCTTTTTGCTGTTGATAGTAACTGAGCATATTCAACAATCATTTTCACCACGTGCTTATCAACATGAAGTTCGGCACAAGTTTTTGTATCATTATGTAAATAAAATATATTCATAGTAGTATTATATCAGTTTAATTCTTTTTTGTCAACCTCTGAAAGTTTTCTCATTAACTCCATCATCTTTTGTTTCCAAACATTCTTCATATCTTTATTCTTGGCCTTTTCATATGCCTTATGTAAACTAGCAATTCTTCGCCAAAATATTTCTAAAGACCCATTGTATTCCATTTTAATACTTTTTGATTTCTTTTTCATTTGTTCTCCCATCTGTAAAATATATGGTCACCGATTTCTACTGTCTTCGTTTTAGTACTTGCCCATGAAGGCGTCACATAATCTGCATGATAATGAGTTGCACCATCTGTTATATCTAACATATAATGTTGCTTAATTAAAGATAGATATGATAGATTATATATGTGTTTAAATAACTCTATATCTTTTTCTCTTATCTTATCTGCCTTACCGTCACAATACCATGAAAATTGGCATTTGTGTTTGATAGGGTAATAAGTTCCATTTTGTTTCCATGACTCTCTTGTCGGCCCTTGTTTAACTACTCCACAAATTGTATCTGGAAATCTCTCGTCTTTTACTCTATTCAATGTTACTGCAATAACACCATGCCAACCTGCCATTCCTTGATTTCTAGATTCAAAGTAAACATTCTCTGCAAGACATGTTGCCTGAATCGGGTCTACACCATCATTGTTTGGTGTATAAACAAATGGGTCACTTATAATGACTCCCAGCATAATTATCATTTCACTTAAACTAATCATTATCCCTCATAATTTAATTAATATATACTATTATAATACACTAAATCAGGATAGATGTCAAGCACTAAAATTCGTACTTGAGACCAACCCCTATAGCGTTATAATTACTGTCACCACGTTTCATTCTATAACGAGTACTTACTGTGAAATCTTGCCAATGTTTATCTAGTTTAATACCGTAAGTTCTATCGCTCTGTTCAAGACTAGTATCGACACTATCACGAAATCTTATACTAGTTCCCAAACTCCAATCTTCGTTGATTTTCTTTTTGATTCTTGGAGTCATTACCCAATAACTATTGTTATCATATGTAGTAAACTTTTGTCCTATTGCCACATATAAACTACTTGACCAATCTTTATTGAATTTGTGTTTGAATTTTGGGCCTATCTCAAAACGAGAGGTATCTTTTTTGTCGGTATGATTAGTTGATACTTTTATATCTAAACAATCATGTATGTGTTTACCATACTCTACACCAAGGGTATTGGAATCAGTTTTACTATCTTTATGGTCAAACTTAATCCCATAGAAATACCCTTTTTTATCTGCCAGTGATAGAGTTGGTGTTAATGTTAATAATAATAATGTTATTAGTTTATTCATTTCTCATAAAATCATCATTCCAATTAAAAGCTTCTTTTACTAAATTGCCTGTAAAACCTTTGTACTTGTTATTGACTTTTTTATTTACAACTGTTACTAAAAACTCTGCCTCATCAGCTGAAAGTCCTTCTAACATCTGAATGAAAAGTGTTTCTCTTTTATTATTAGATAACGTATTGTCGCCACCTTTTGTAAACAGATACAATCTTTTTGCTTCTTGTCTTAACTGAGTATGTTCTGTTCCTACTGGTGCGTCATTTGGTGTAAATGGTACATCACCTTTCGGTAGTAACCATTCTATCTTTGGGTCAAAAGCACCTTTTAAAACTTGTCTTAATGCTGTACTATCGTTGTCTCTTAGTACTTTTAGTTTTCTAGGTTTATCTTTTGCGTTGTTTATTTTTGTAGCAATCTCACTCATTAAAGGTGGTACAGCTCTGCCTGCTTCTGCCATTGCAGCCATACCTCTTCTATTTGCTAATGCTGGGTGGGATTGTGTTGGTTGATTGTCAAAACCTTCTTGACTTGCTATACTTCCATCTGGATTTCTTCTAATTATTGCCATGCTTTATATTCTCCTTAACAGTTCTTTCGAGTCTAAAATTCATCTATTGACTCGATTAAAGTTTTAAGTTTTTTATTAATAAAGTAACCTAGAATTTTATCTCTAGTTGCTACTTTCACATTCAAAAACTCATTATTAATTTTATCCTCAAGTGAATGAGGTATACAACTTAAATCAATTAATTTTCGATTTCGGTCGTAATTCTTTTGTTCTTCTTCAGTAAAGGTCATAGAAATTTCCTCTACCCAACTATTTATACGTTTTTTACTTAGAGGTCTTTGTCTTCTGCCTTCAATAAACACATTATCATCTGATAATACATTTGGTATACCATCGCTTCTATCACCTTTTAGTATATGTTCTTTGAGATAT